GGGTGGAAAATGTAAAGCGTGTCCGTAGACTGAGTGAATTTTAGAAGGGGGATATCCGCGGTAACGTACGGCGTGCTTATCTCGTAGATTTCCGCCACGTTGCCGCCGGAAACATAAGCGCCGTATCCTGTGCTGTTAACCCCAGATAGTTGGAAGGTTTTTAACCCCACATTTACGTTCGCGACAACGAACTCCCGGTTGTTGACCTGAGTCATGCCGAGCACACCCGTTACTACTACGCGGTCGCCGTTAGCGTATGTGTCCGAACCGGAGTACGTCAAAGCCGCCGGATTCGCCTGCGTTATGTTCGTTACGGCCTGCGCCGTCAGCGTAATCTGCGCGCGGTCGCGCACAAACCGCAGGTACTGATTGCCGAACTCAAGCCCGTAAGCCTGCGTCGTTGAAAACTCGAACCGCCGGATAGCCGTGGCCGCCGAAGAATCCTTCACTGGCGCGATAAACCCGGTGCCGGCGCGCCGCGTTATCGGCCCTTGAATCAACGGCAGATAATTCAAGCATTCGGCTAGCGCTGCGGGATACCAGTCTTGATCGACGCGACCGTACACCAAGGGGGTCACTTCCCCCACGTTGAACGCGCTTTGAATTGGCGAGGCTTTAGCCACTTACGACCTCGCCGTTATCCAGGTATCGGTCGGGGGCTGCGCGGCTACGTTCTCGAAAGCGTTGATGCGCCAAGCTTCAGCGATTATCCCCTTACGATCCTCGCGTAGACTTTCCTTGGCCGTGTTGGAGTTGGTTACTTTTTTGCAAATCTCGAACGCCAAGTCCGTAGCCCACAACTCAAGAAACAAGGCGTCCATTTCGTTCGCGTCGGTTACGCGGCGGATATAGCGCACTTCAAGCGGCGCGCCGTCATCCGTCAGTATCGCAAGCGAACCTTTGTGGTTTTCGATCTGCCAATCGAGAGAATTCAGGTTGTCGGCCGGATCGGACGGCAGCAGCCGTAGGAAATCCGCCGGCAGGGGGAATGCGTTTGCTTTACCAAAGTCGGGCGCGGTCGCGCTCGCCGCAAGCTGCGCGCGCTCGATCGCGAAATTCCACGGGTGCTGCCGGAGTAATTTGTCACGAACCCGCGCATACGCCCCATTTACAGCGCGGGCGTTCCGCGAATTCTGCGTCAGAGAGACAATCGTATCGGCGCCCAATTTATCGAGGGCGCTTTGACCTACTTCTACGGTGCTTGCCATGCGCGCTCCCTAGATATAATCAATCACAACCACGAACGACGTAACCCCAAACTGGCGCACTAGTCGCACAAGCCCGTCACGAATCGGACGCTGTAAAACAAATTCAGACAGAAGCCAATTGTCCGGCGGCGTAAAACTGTGCAGCTCATCCGTCGGCAATACAGTTACGTTCTGGCGCCACAGCCTGCCGTCGCTCGCAAAAATTCTGTACAAGAACGCACCGCCGGGTTGTTGCTCGAACCGAACTTCCGAAAGCGCAACAACATCGCTCATCTTTCGAATGCTCATTAACACGTCCGATGCGTACTCGTGCGTGTACTGAAAAGGTTCAGGCAAAATCGTCAACCGCGTGCGTTCCACAATCGCTCCCTACCAAAATAAAACGGACCGAGGAATTCACTCAGCTTCCCGGTCCGTGCGTACCTAACTTGTACCTCGTACTAGGCAGGATCTCGCTCGGCCCACCAAATTGCTCCGAACCCGACCACTGCCGTAAGCGCCCCGATACCAAAATATCCGCCCGGCGGAACAATAATCGCCTCGTCCAATTCGATAGTCGCAAGCGCTGGAGAAGGAAGCGCGCCCGCGGTAAACCCCGCCAGGATCGGCATCACCCACGTCGGCGTGCCCACCAGCGTCGCGGCGGCGTCTGCCTTCGCCACCATTCCGGTTGTTGCCGCGCCGACTTTCAAGGAAAACGGAGTAAGGGGGGTTGTGTGTGTGGCGACACCCGCCGCCAAATATCCGGTAAACAATCCAATCTTGGCAATCGCAACCGGTGCGACCGACAAAGCAAACCCTGCGCGCAGAATGAGCAGATCTTTCAGACTGCCCGCCGGATTGGACACAACCAGCCCCGTGTAGGTCGTGTTAAGCGCAACCGACCACGTTGTCGCGGCCTGACTCGCCGCACCAAAAACCGGACCAATTACTCGGCCCACGGCTATGCGACCGGACTTGTTTCGGTCGTCTCAAGGTAAGACAAGAGAGCTTTGACCCCGAGAATAACGTCGATCTTGCTGGCGTAGATACTGTCGGCAACGCGAAGCTCGATCGCCTCGCTCGACGTGGACGAACCTTCGGTAACCTGTTCGGGAAGGTGCTCGCCAAGAATCACACTGTAAAAACGGTCTGCCATGCTGTTTACTCCTAAAAGGCTACGCCGCTGGAAGCAGGCTGGAGCCCTCGATTCGATTGACAAACGTGTCGAGCAACGCCCTTAGTTGATTCACGGTCGTTACTTGCGCCGTGTCGAGCGCCACAACGAGCGCGCCCGACGGAATGTCGGTAGAAATCGCCGCAATCGCGTCGATAGCCAGGCCCAACTCGGTTGTTACGTCCGCTTTCGCGCCCGCAACTCCGTTGGCCGTAACGGCGTCATCTACCGCCGTATCCGCCGCGGCGATCAGCGCGGCAGCCGAGTTTGCAGTCTCGACTACCGCGCCGCCCACGGACACTGCAAAGTTGCGCAGCGCCACCAGTGCTTACCAGACGTACTGCGTCTTAAGGACGATCGATGTCGGGCCACCGTTAAAGGTCACGGTGATGGTGTACGCAACGTCGTACTCTTTGCCCGGATCGGATGTCAGGCCCAGCATTTCCCAAATCATCTTCTCGCGATTCGCGATAGCGATCGGGGTGCCAGCGGTGCCGTTACCGACCAGTTCGCTTTCAACGAACGCGCCGCCCGTCAAATCGAAGGCGTCTTGAAAGAAATCCACGTCGACAACCGCGCCACCGTCAATATCGTACAGACCGATGTCGATTGTCCCGCCGGTCGTCGCGTCGGCCGCCGTGATCTTCATGCTCGACAAGCGAGCGTTCGACGGGATGCGGTAGAACCGCCCAATCGAATTAGCGGTGTCGTCCGCCGCAGGTGTAATGAGGGCTAACTTCTCTTTCAAGTTGCCTTCCCCGCGGCTCGGGTTGTTGTGAACCATAGGCGTCGCCGTTTCGTTGGTGACCGCCTGACTCTTTCTGTCTACAATAGCCATGTTAATTTCCTCTCAGCTGTTAGGCGGTTATGCGCGGTACGATTCGATCGCGTAGACTTTCTTCTCGTCTATGCGTGTCGCACCCTTAGTCATCGTGGCGTACACCTGCCACGGCTCGCCGGTAATGTCGTGGCGGCGCGAAATGCTGGTCGAGACATCCTTCCACGTACCGAGGTGCATGCCCGATTTCGTCCACACCGGCAGCGTCACTTCGTTTGTGCCGGCCAGAAGTGTTTCGACCATCTGGATGTGAATGAACTTGAAGCCAAGGAACGAATCGACCTTGCCGTCTTTCAGCACGAGCGTGTCGTTGTAGTCCTTGTTGATGACCTGGACTTGACGAAGCAGCGCGCCGTGATCCTTTGCCGGGATCGCGATGAACACTTCCTCGTTGTCGAAATCAACCTCGTTCGCTTCCATCAGTTCGCGAACGGAAATCAACTTCTCCACGTTGAGGCGCGAATTGGCGCCGCCAACGGCGACATCTACTTCGTTGCCCGCAGTGAACGAAGTGCTGGTGCCCCCCTGCTTGCCGGTCTTGGCCGTGCCAAGAAACGCATTGATGATGCGGCGATCCTGCTTACGTCCCATCGCATTAACGGCGCTGCGAACGTATGGACCTTGTAGATCGGTAAGTATTCGCAACTTGTCGAACGTGTCGATCAGCTGCGGGTGATGAGAGTCGGTCGGGTACACCCAGCGTCGCGTCAAGGCCGCATCAATGCGGGGCATGTCGGTGAAACGGGTTGTTACGTCTTCGGCTTCGGTAGCCTCGATCTGGTCGACCGGGGAAGCCCCCTCGCCGACATGCGTGCCGTGTGTTACGGCCATGCCGAGCTTGGAGCCTTTTTGCTGAAGCAGCAGCTCAACGGTCGAGCTGAATTGCAGTGCCGCGTGTTCGGGTACTACGTTGATGGACATTTGGAGAAACCCTCCTGAAAAACAAGTTGCGTTTTTCGAAGGGCATCCCCGCTAATGCGGAACCGCTTCTTCCCCGGTCAACCCCGGGGCACTGGTGCGCTCTTTCTCGCCGTCAGCGGACTCCCCCTAATAGGGAGATCCCCGCTTTTATCTCCGCCCGGATTAGGGGCGGAGACTACTTCACGCTGTCATTATCGCAGTGCGCGGCTTTTTTGTCAATCACGAACCCGATGTACTTCAAGAGCGCGCCAATCGCCGGATGTTTTTCAATAGCCGCAACCCGGTTACATCGAGCGCACAACCAACCCCGGACTTCGCCGGTAGCGTGGTTGTGGTCTAAGTGCCTAGATCGCAACGGAAGCAACATCAACTCGACCGAGCACACCGCACACCGTCCTTGCTGCGCGGACCACAGCGCCGCACCGTCTGTGCCGTACATGCGTCGGCGGCTCCTAGCCGCAACTCTTTCTTTATTCGTCACGTACCACTTCGCGTGGTACCGCTGTTTCATTCCCCTGTTAGCCGCCCGGTATTTTTTTCTGATATGCCCGTTCCTTCTCCTTCTGCGCAGGCGTCAGCATCTTAGGCTGCCATTCCCGCGGCGTATCTGTGTACCTTGTTCCACTCTGCGAGGGCATCTACGTTGCCCGCGCTCAGTTTGGTAGCAAATTCCTTGTCGTTCTTGAGCACGCTGATCCTAGCGCGAGCGGCGTCCGGGCTCATCACGCCTCCGAACCCCGGGGGGCCGCCGCCGATAAACCGGTCCTCGCCGCCAAACTTAGTGCCGATCGTGTGGAACAGCTTCAAGGTGGCCGCCGTGCCGATCGCCACTTCGAGCGCGTCGATCGCTTCAACAGATACGCCCAATTCCCTAGCAACACCCTGCACCACCCGGGTGTTTTTCTCGTGAGCCGCACCCCATTCGCGTTGCAGCAACTCGTTCTCGGCAAGCACTTTGGCGTCGAACGCCGCTTTCTTGGTCGCTTGCTCCGCTGCTTCCTGGGCCGCCAGTTCCATGACCAGCCCGTTCGCTTGCGCGTTGTTCAGTCCTAGCTTGTGAAACGCCGGGCGCAGCCCGTCAAGCCCTTTGGTGTCAAACCCTTCGATGGCGTCGAACTTGTACCCCTTCGGGTCCGCCGGGCGGCCGAGCTTGCTGTACACCGCGTCAAGCGCCGCCGTGTCGCCGTCTTTCGGCAACCGCATAATCTGATCCGCGGGAACGCCCATGAACTTCTCGGCGCCGGACCAGCCCTTCACTAGTTCGGCAACCGCCTGATCGGACGGCAGTTTATCCAAGCCCTTCAGTTGCACCCACCCTTGCGAATCTGTGTCGAGCGATGCGTGCCACGCAGGAGGCGCGGCCGGCGGTGTCGCCGGGGGAGTAGCTGCGGGCGCGGCCGGCGGTGTCGCCGGGGGAGTAGTGGGAGGGGCTGCGTCGGGCATTAGTTACCTCGTTCGTTAAACTGCTTTGGAGTGTAAAGTTGGTACAACTGTTCGTCGGTCAATTGAAGGTGGCGTTGAATTTCCAGCCACACCTCTCGGCGACCATCGAGCCGATCGCTTACCGCATGATCCGGGTGAAACGTCGACTCGTGCGCACGGCAGAACTTCGCCAGGTGTTTCAGCACGACGTTGCCGGGCGGATTTAGGAACGTCGTCTGGTAGGCGAGCCGGCGCCCACCGATATATTCGAGAAGCCGCTGCTTTATTGCGGCGAGAGTCACTTCTTGCCCGGCTTCCAGATTTGCGTCACGTACTCGTCAAAAGACAACTCGCTCCCGCTATCGATCTTGTACCGGGTAAAGTCAGCGTGCGCTTTGTACGTCTCAGCCGTCGACAACACGTCGCGCGCCCGCTTCGGTTCCTCCTTCTTGTTCAGAATTTCAGATGCCGTTGCCATGTTTATGCCGCCTTTCTAATAGCCGGTTGTGCCGCTTTCATTAAGCCGGCCATGCCGGGGGCCGCCTCGATCGCTTGCTGCTCGGCCTGCGCTTCGGCGCGGGCTTTTATCTTGGCATCGATCGCTTCCGCCGACAGCATGTGCCGAGTAGGCATCGCCTGACCCTCGGCCATGTCGCGCTGGATCGACGCGAAATCGAACGGATCGAACAGCGACGGGTCTTGCGTAATAGCGAATATCTCGCCGGTGAATTGAAGAACGCGCTGCGTACCTGCAAGTTCTTGCGCCTTCATCATGCGCGACAGCGGCGAGTCGTAACGAACCTTGTACTCCCCCCGCGCCTCGATCATCGCGGGCGGCATGCGGCGAATCAGCCCTTGTCGCATCAGCAGGTCCAGCTCTCGATCGATCAGCGGACCGAGGAACTCGCTCTGCTGCCGGCCCATCGTTGGGGCCAATAAAATGCCTTTCTCGCGCACCCGCTCCAATACTTCCGTCGCGGTCATCTGCGGCGACTCGGTAAGAATCTGGAACAAGGTCACGTAGAAAGCGTCGCGGATGATGCTCCGCTGGTCGTCCATGAGATCTTTGCCGATGTCGACGCGGCCGGCGGGGAGCGTGCCCACCAAAGGGCGCCCCTCGGCGCTCATGCCCCCGTACACCATCGATCCCGGCAGCGCACTGAAGCTATCCAGAATCCCGTCGTCGTGCAGAAGATAAATCGGGTCGAGCGCGCGGTGGCCCTGCTTTATCCACGTCTTCGTTTGCTCGTTCAATGTCTTGATGGCCGGCAGAACATCCATCGCGGGACTACGGCCATATACCTCGCCCGGCGCCTGAACGTGACGCGAAATGGCAATCGGGAACGTGTTGTACCCGCCCTCGGAAATAAGTTTCTTGCCGGTGACCGACACGTAGTACGACACGTACGGCATGCCGGCGTAGTCGCGCCGACGCGGATCAACGTCTTCCCTCGGCTTGACGCAGTGCAGGAAGAAAAAATTCTCGGACGAATTCTTACCGAGCGCGACCTTGACCTCGGTCGGCAGCTTGTCTTCGCCCCACTTCTGCCGCGCCTGCCGCGCCGTCAACGGAAACCGCCGGATAAACTTGTCAACGATCCCTTGATGGTTCTCGAAGAAATAAATCTCGCCGAGGTGGATGTGCTTGTAGCGAAGGCCGGGTTCGCCGTCCAGTTCGTCGACAAAGAGCGACCCAGAGCCAAAGGCTCCAAGCGCTAGATAGTTCTGCTGCACCTGCGACACGAAGTTGGCCTTCGCGGCGTAGCGGTACTTGAACAGCGCATCCGTCGCGTCGTCGAGCCACAGGCGCGTCGCGCGATCTTTAGCTAGTTCCCGATTCGGCGGTACCAGGCCGTGCCACTTTTCGCTGCTCGGCGTAATGAACGACTCGTTGACCGCCATGAATCTCTGTAGAGATATGCCCGCGGTCGGATCGAAAATTTCTTGATTGCGCTTACTGCCTGGAGTCTGTAACTGGCCGTTCGTAGTGAACGCGCCAGAGTACGCCGGGAAGACGCGCTCGGCGATCTCTTGCCAATGCGATTCAAACGTGCCGCGATCGGACGCCGCTTGCTCTTGCTCTGCGACCAGCTCGCCGACCAGGGTGTCGGCCGTAGATGTCATTTACGACCCGAGAAGTAGTCTTTTCGCCGTAGACGCCACGGATGTGTCGCCTTGCCCGCCGGTCGCAATCGTACTAGCCCTACCCCGGGCGCGGAGTTGGGCTTTACGTTCGCGGAGTTGGGCTTCGTCCCTAGCGGCTTGTGCCGCAGGATCCGTGTCTGGACTTAGCGGCGCGACCCCCGGGGGCGGGACATCCGGCGCCGTGAAAAGATTCAGAGGGTCGTACTGCTCCTTGTGCTTCAGGGGGGTAACCGACTGCTTGGTGTGTGTCAACAGCTTAGCGAAAAACCCCATACCGCCCCCATGTCAGCGCGCCGCCAAAACGTCAGCACTAGCCGCATTGTACCTCATCCGCCGCTTTCAGTAAATACCGTTACGCTTTTGCACCGAAAATCGGATAGTCCGTGCCGGGGGCTATGCCCGCTCGACGCCCGCGGCCAAGCGCTTGCCTATCTCGCCGCGCCACGCGCACCGCAAACGTCAACGCCAGCGCGTCGCCATCGTTAGGGCTCGCGAGCCCCCGCTTCTTCATATCGTCCTTGCTCTCCAGCTTCGTTATCCCGTCGTGCCCGACGTACTGCTTCTCCGGGCCGGCCAGATCGTCTTCCAGTCCCGTGCTGTCGTCGATGCACGCCCCCGGCAGCCAATCGGCCATGCGCACCCATATTGACGTTCGAAGATCGAAGTACCCCGGGTCAAGCGTCTTGCCTCCGAACCAAATCTCGTGGACGCGGTACTTCAACTCACGCAACTTGTCGATAACGCCCGTGCCGGCACCCGCATCGATGCACACCGCGTCGGGGTCCGTCTTCTCAATCCAGTCGGCGACCCAATGCGCAACCGCCATGTTGTCGCGCGCCTTGTTCTCTCGCCTCGGAATGGAGCGCGCGTCGCGCCCCCGGCGCCACCGAATCACGCTCGGATCGCCGCCGCGCCCGACGTCCACCCCAAGGATGAGCGGCGCGTGGTTATCCGGCGGGTCGGGCATTGGACGCGCCGCCGCTTGTTGGACGGTCTCGCGGCTTATCAGTTGGTCGTCCCCTTGCTTCGGGAACTCACCCTTAACCTCTACCCTCGCCTCGTCGGAATCCTCGCCATACTGCGCGATGATCCCGTTCAGAACGTCAAGCGCCGCCCCCTCGACCTTGCGGGCGTCGATCGACTTGTACAACCAGAAGGCTCGATTCTTGTGAAAGCACTCGAAGAACGGCCCGGTATTCTTGCGCGGGTTGGAATTGACCACCCAATAGCGGTGTAGCACCGGCTCGGTGAAGAAACCCTCCGTCACCTGCCAGATAGGTGCGGGGATACCGGAAGCCTCATCGTACTCGACCAACATTCCGTGCGGGTTGTGCGCGCCAGCAAAACTGTCCGGGTCTTCCTCTGACCAAAGCTGGGCCTGCGCATAGTAGTAACCGGTGTCGATTTTAAGCTGTTTTCGCAATGCGTCCTTGAACCACTGGGTCGGATGCAACGCCATCGTCTGCCGTTCAAACCAATGCGAATTAATCGCGAGCGTGTGCCACTTGCCCAGTTCCGCCATCGTCTTGGTTTTAAGCTGCGTCTCGCTGTTCGCCGTGATAATCGTCGACGACCCCAGGTTGCACGACATGTTCCAGTACGAAAGCCAGCCCAGCTTCGCAGACTTGCCGGGGCCGCGGCCGGACGACGTTGCCTCGCGATAAACCTGCGGCTCGATGCCGCGCGCGATACGCTCTTTGTTCGACTGGATGTGGTCGGCTATGGCTTCCAGGTCGTCGCGCTGCCAGTTCTTCGGCCCCTTATGCGCGGCAAGCGGCGTATTCGCCTTGCCCCAGGGGAAAACGAACATGACAAACTTGTACGGATCCTCCGCGATCTCGGGATCCCAGATTTCCGTCATCAGCGTTTTTTCGTCTTTGACGCTGTACGGACTGCCGCTGTTGCTTTGTTTTGGAGGGAAGGCCATTAATGCGCCGCCTCGTCGTAGCGGTCGACGTACTGCTCCTCGGGCTCGGGCAGGATATTCTCACCGCAAAACGGGCAGACAGCTTCGTCATCCATCGTGCGCGCCGTAAACGGCTCTTGGCACACGTCGCAAAAGAATTCACCGGACACTTTCATACTCCCCATGTCTGTTGTCTGCCACCTCTTCTGCGCGCCCCGTGCTCAGCCAGCATTCGACGCAATACTCGGCGCCTTCGTAAACGTAGTAACCGCGGACCTTAATGCCGTTTTGACTGCATCCGGGGAAAACGTCAGCGTGATCGGCGAATAGGCCGAGGGGTTGTAAGCAGTTGGTGCAGTTCATCTCGAATTTATTTCAAAAAATTTTCTACAAAAAAGTGATTCTGTTCGCACGTTGGGGGTCCCTTGACTCGGATGATCGCGCCAATTCCCGCCCCCACCCCCCCTACCCACCCCCCCCGTCGCCGGCTAAGAGAATATGTTCAGCGGGTCGGGCGCCTCTTCGGGCTCCGCTGATTCATAGTCAGCGGCTCTTTTGTTGTAACTGATTGATTTGCTTACAAGCTCTGCATCTACCACGTTTGTTTGGTCGCACACTGGTCGCACGCGCGCTCGCGCCTCATGTAAAGCGTCGGCGATGGGGACGACATGAGAGACCGCAATCTCTAGCCGATCGCCGTATTTGCGAGGCTTGCGCTTGCTCGCGCGCCATTTGCGGGCGTCAAGCATGTTTCGCACAGAGCGAGGATCAAGACTAACGTCATCCGCTAACTCTTTGATTTCATCGACTTCTACTTCGGCTTGCATTTCCAGCGCGCGGTCGTATCGGTCGGAATCTTTCGGGGACCGCTGCAATGCGTCGTACAGGGTAGTTGTCTTTATATTCAACGCTCTAGCAGTGGCCACAAGAGACGTGCCCATCGACAGCAATTCAATAGCCGCGTCTATGTGCTGTGTCGTCACCATGCTTTTACCGTCGCCCGCCATGCTGTCATTTTACCAGCGCGCTGCGCTTTTTGCACCGTTTATCGGAAACCTCTAGCCAGCGGACCAACGGTATTGCATCGCCGGCAACGTGCGGCCATATTGTCAGCACAGTAACCGATACTCGCCCGGATATGAGCGGGGAGCAGCAAACCTAAACGAGGTAAGACTGACATGATGACCAAAAAGCATTACGTGGCGATAGCTAAGACCATGGCGGCGTTGCGCGCCGCTTACTGCCCGGAAAACCGCCCAGGGCACAACATCGACGCCGGATATCGGCAAGCAACAACCGATGTATCGGAAGAATTAGCAACCTACTTCGCATCCGAAAACCCCCGTTTTGACCGCGCGCGCTTCCTTACAGCGTGCGGCTTGGAGGGCTAAGCCATGTACCCATCAAGAAACAACTACGAGCCGGCGCCCGAATACCGCGGCGCATACCACACCGTTCGCAATCCCGACGTAGCTTGGCGCGTGCTGGGCTGGGAAACCGAGCCCGACGAAGATACGGAATGGTCGGGAATTGAGAATCGCACCGACCGACTAATTGTGCGCATGGTGGGCGATGACCAACGCTTTGCGGCGGATCCTTACGAAATCCTGAAGTTGCTCGAAGGCGATTACTGCCCCGAGTGTGGACAGATCGGGTGCGGCCACGGCGATGGAGAGGACTAGGCCATGTATCTGCACAATCTGGAATACCGAGTAGCGCGGCGAGTGGGCGGAAACTTCATTGGAGTAGTAGGCGTGCTGTCCAAGCACGACGGCCAGTATTGGACCGCAGTCCGGGGCGCCGCCACGGTTGCCCGCAAATACAGGCATTACAGCTCTGCCTATTCTGCTGCGCGACGCTTAGCCCACACACTTCTACGACAAGCGAGGGATATCCCATGACTGCTGCAAATCTGACGTTAACCTGCAACGTGCGCACCGGCACATTCGCCCTAACCACTGTCGACACGAACGGCTATGAGCATGTCGAGCTGTTCACGGTGCCGGTTAACGCGCCGGTGTTCAACGTGCACGGCATGGATTGCGTGCTACTGCGCGAACTACTGGCGGCCTAGTGTGCTGCCATTTTGACAACGCCTAGTTAAGTCTCCCCGCGCCTTGGCAACAGGGCGCGGCGGGGCTAACCTAGCCACTACACGCGGAGATAGCACACATGCTAGACATAGAAACCATATCCATCGCGGATATCGAGCGCGATTACTCCCCCGGCGTCGACAGACACTGGTTCGATGCCGACACGCTCCGCTTTTTCAAGTCGCGGCTCGCAAGCTACGGCTATCGGGGCCCAGGCGGTACGTTCTTTGTATCGTCCGAAAAGCCACCGCACGGACCGCGCGCCTACACGGTGCGCCAGTTGGTTGGTCCCGGGAAGATCAAGACCGTAGGCGAGTTTTGCGAGATCAAGACACGCGCGACGGCGGATCGGCGCGCGAAGGCGCTGGCTAAGTGGGTAGACGAACGCGAGCCGGCCGGAACCAAGGAGAAGCAAGTATGAACAACCAAAACCACACGCCCGGGCCCTGGCACGTCGGCAGGCACTCGAGCGTGACGTCGGTGCGCGGCGCGGTGAAGAACGGGATGGAGTGGCGCCTCTGCCCGGTCTTGTTGACGACCCGGTGCGGCGCGGAACGGAAGCG